GGCGAACATTTCTTTTAAGTCTTTCGAACCGCTGCGCGCCTTACCGATGGCAAGGTTCATTTTCTGCAGAGCGCCGGCCAGTGCCTCACTGGACGAGCCCGTCAGTTGCGCGGCGTAGCCAAGTTCCTGAATACGTTGGCGACTGGCGCCCGTCTGATTCGCAAGGTCGCCGATAGCGCCAGTCATGTCCGCGTAAGCCTTGGCCATGGGCACGATTGCCGCAACGCCTGCCGCTGCGAACGTAGCCAACCCGGCCCCGAGGAACGCTATGTGCTTGGCCACCCCGAAGGCAGCCGAGCCAACTTTACCAAGGGCATTTGTAAGGATTGGCAAACCACCACGGTCACCCACTGCTCGCAGGCCGGCACCGATTCCGCCGAGGCGTTTGCCTGTGGTGGCCACTGCCGCGTTGATGCGCTTAAGCGGCCCGGTGATTTTATCAATCGCCGAGACCACTACACTTAAAGGGTAGGATTTTCCTGTTGCTGCCATTCTGCAAATTCCTCGAGACGTTCAAGCCAGAATGCCAGGTCTTGCGCTTCGAATTCCATCAACTCACTGGGCGCAATGTGCATGCGCCCGGCAAGGAGGGCGAAAGCTAGGCGCCAGTCGTGGGGCCACTCGTGAGAAAGTTTCCCACTTGTGTCAGAACCTCGGCGACGTCGTAGCCATCCATTTCGTCGAACACTACCGGCAACTGCCCGGACAGGCGAGCGGCCAGTTTCATAAGGTCACCTGTGCCGGCGTTGGCGGTCAGCGTTTTCATGTCCTTACCCTTCGGCCGGCGCAGGGTAATTTCTTCGATAAAGTCGTTGCCAACTTCGATAGGGGTTTGCAGCTTGATGGTAACGCTGGACGTCAGGGTCATACGAAAACACCTTGTTGGGAACTTTCAAAACGAACCGGGAAGTTACTCTCGGCGGTGTTGCCAGTGCCTTCGCCGATGTAGCGGGCCAGGGACAACACGAACGTTTTACCGTTCGACAGCTCGAGGGCCGCAGTCACGTCTTCAGCACTGACCAACGCCTGCAGGTCGATCTCGGATCCGTCGCGGATTTCACCCTCAATGAACGCCGCTTGTGGGACCTGGCTGTAGCCGTCCACGCCGGTTGCGCTGACCAAGGACGCGCGCAAAGGCAGTCCTTGATTGTAGGTGAAATTGCCAATCGCCGAGAAAACCGCCCCGTCGATCTTGAGCGAGAGAATCCCGCCAACAACTTTATTAGCCATGGTGGGCTCCCCTTACAGGATGAACAGAATTTGGTTGCCGATAACGCGGAGCTGGTTGACCAAATCGGGGATAAGCAGGTTGTCCATGCGGTTGCGATCGCCCACGTTACGCTCGGCAAAACTGGCAGCCTTGAACTGATCGATGTTCTCAATCAGGCCGATGTCTTGCATCTGGATCGCCCACGCCACCATTTCAGCTTTCATGGTGCTCGGGGTGACGATAACGGTGGCCTGGCCCGCGCCGAAGCGGTTGCCGTCGTCTGCCAGTTTCGAGCGTGGGTACTTGCGCAGCAACAGGTCTTTCCAGTCGTGGCGCAGGTACAGCAGCGTGAACAAGGTTTCGCTGTCCAGGTACGAAACGTCATTACCGCCGGCACTGTTCTTCCGGTAGGTAGTGACCAAGCGCTCGGCCTGCATCTGTCCGCTGGTGGTCACCTTGGTGGTGGCAATACCGTCGTGGAGCAGGATGTCCCGCTCGGCCACGGTGAAGCGCTGAATCTCGATTGGCGGCAAGCACCACAGGTACGGCAGGTTCTGGATTGGGCGGGCTGGGTCGTTGGCCGCGGAAAATGCCGCGATCGACGCCGTCTCGGCCGCCTTCTCGTAGGCTGGCATAGGCTCGTTCGCGGCCTGCACCAACGTGACGTGTTCATTGTTACGGCCGAGACCAATGGTGCCAATCTCCGACAGCGTGCCTTTCAGCGTGCCGAAGACGTGGCCCTCGACTTCACGCAGCGGACCCCAGCGGCTGTTCTGGTCGTTTTCCAACAGCACCAAGTTGGCGGTGTCGGTGTAGGCGCTGGCCCACACTTGGAACCACTGATCACCCAACCCCGCCAGTGCCGCGGAAATATCCGGGTTGCCCGTGCCGCCAGTGAAAGCGGTTACCGCGACGGTAACGGCAGCCGGCAACGACTCGTTGTAGTAGTTGACCCGCACGTCCAAGGTGTTGCCCGTTTCGCCTTTGTTCTTCGCGGTAAGGGTGACGACACCGGCGGTGTTAGCCGCGGTGACTGGCAGGCGTGTAGCCGCGGTGATGGCCGTAACGATCTTGCCGGCGATCAGGGTAGGGGTGTCCGTCGCAATCACGCCTACTTGCAGCAGGCGGCCGCAGACGTACAGCGCCAGGGTGCCCGCCGCGGTGGCCGTGCCCGTAACGGTAACGGTTGCGGTAGCCGCCGCGCCTGCGCCTGGGTCCGCGATAGGCAGAATCCACAGCGGCGTGAAGCTGTCTTGAGCCAGTGCCGCCTCGACCATGCCGGCGATAACCGAACCGGCGCCGCCGAAGCCGTCCGCCTGGGCGGTGTTGGTCACGAGCAACGGCACGTTAGCGACCGCGCTACCTGCGGCCAGTTTGGTGCCAATCATCAGTCGACGATACGGCAGGAGCTGGGCGCCGCTGGTGGCATTCGAGTTGTTGATCTCGGTGTAAACGCCGGGAACCCGGAGGGTGCTCGGGATTCGTGCGAATGGAATCGGCATTATTTCTTCTCCTGAGTGCCCTTCGGCGCTGGCGCTTCGTCTTCAACAATTTCAATTTCTTTGGCTTCCAGCCGGCGCGCCCAGTAGGCGTTCCACTCGACCGATTCGCCAGCCGGGTCAACGTGGCGCAGGGCGGCGTCTGGATTGCGCACCATGTTATGGCCCGCGGGTTTGACCCGTACGATTTTGGTCATGGGAGAATCACCGTCTGTAGATTATCCGCCTCGCCTACGCGGTAGGTGTTAGCGGCTGTAATAAAGTCGTCCAGGGCGTCGGATTTGCCGGCGTCCGGTAGGTAGCTATAGTACGTGATTTCAAAAGAAATAGAACACGCACCTGTAATTCCCGCCGTGCCCACGTCACGCACGGCCATCTGCGTCCCGACAAGATTGAATTTCATTTCGAAGGGTTCCCAATCGAACCGCCCCACCAACGTCTCTACTTGCTCCGCGATATGGTCTAGCAGGTCGTCTGTGTC